AATACTGTCGGTTGACGTCGAGGTTTGTCGCGTTCGCAGCATTGATCGCCGCGTTCGTCAGGTAGAACGAGTTGATGTCTGCGTTCGTCAGCAACGGAATAAAGAGGCCCGGGACTGGCGGCGAGACTTCATCACCAGTCATGCGCCACACGATGCTCGAGCCGCCACGGTTCAGGTCAACGCCTTCTTCGCGCGGATCAGGAACCGCAGCAAAGAACGGCTGAGGTATGCGCATCTTCATGCCCGCGCCAGTCCGGAGGCACAACACAGGGACGGTCGTGGATTCGTAATCGCCAACCATGACGGATAGCTTGTCCGCCACCTCGTCGGAGTCCGTGAAGCAGTCCATATTCAGGCCAGTCACGCCACCACGGGCGCCCCCGATGAACATGCCAACATGACGGCCCATAGGCTGCACGCGCTCACCCGACACCGGGCGCGAGATCGACTGTGCGGCGCCCTGGATCAGCACGACACTCACGGCGTTATGCGGGTCGAGCGGGTTGTGAATCCACGTCTCCCAACAGTTCAGCGTCACCGTCGTCTTGTCAGTTTCGCCAAGTGACAGCCCGCCCGCATCGAACTGCTCAGCCCAATACGACACCGCGACGCCAAACGGGATCTCGAAGTCAATGCGAGTGAGCGCACCAGCAACGGGAGCGTTCACGATGCCGCGCACCTGGAACTTCCGCAGCCCAGTGGAACGGTACGCAGTAACGCGCACCGTTCCCACCTCGAGGCTTTCGAACAGAACCTCCGCACGAGGGCACGGATTCGCGCCCAAGTACGTGGTTATTACGGGGGCAAAAGCCATCAGAATCCTCTATCTAGTTGCGTCGAATTTGAGAGTCGCGAGCGTTTGCGGCCGTCTTGACGACCGACCCCGCAACCTGCCCGACCTTCGCCAGCAGGTACTCGCCCGTGAACGGGTTTTGCACGTAGACAGCAGCACCAGACGCGCCGCCGCGAGCAGCTGACCCGTACACCGACGCGTCAACCCGCGACGTAAACGCCCCGGTACTAACCGACGACCCGAGCATTGAGCCAACGTCAGGCATCGAATCCTCGAGGCCGGTATTGAACTGCTTACCGATCGCCGTGCCCGCGGTGAGTACAGCCCGCCAGCCCGACCCAGAGAACGGGCCACGCTTGGCCGGCGAGTGCGGGAAGAAGCCGCCCACGAAATCCATCACGCCGCCGATGGCATCGCCGACCTTGCCGATCATTTTCTTTATGCCGTCAATGAATCCGCCGATGAGATCGCGTCCCGCATTGGCGCCGATGGAAACGAGGTTTCCGAAAGCGTCGCTAATCATCCGCGGGATGCCAGAGAAGAAGTCACTGAGCTTCCTGCCCGCATCACCCGCCCCCGTCACGAGCTGCACAAAGAACGTCAACGCCTTCGCAATCCAGCCGATCACCGTTGATAGCGCGGTGATGATGAACGTGATTGCAGGGACCAAAATGGAGATGATTCCAGAAGCAAGCGCAATAATCGGGGTGAGGATCGCCACGAACAGTTGAATCAGCGGCGGCAGGACTGCGCCGATGAGCTTCACCAACGGCACGATCAGCGCCAGGACCGGAGCGAGCAACGGCTGCACCGCGCCAAATAGCTGCACGAAAACACCCTGAAGCGATGACACGAGGGGCATGACACCCGCGATGACAGCGCCGAGAACCGGGCCAATGATGCCAACGAGTTCCACAATGATCGGCAGCAGCGTCGTGATAAGGCTTCCGATCAGTCCGACGAGCAACCCGCTAAATTGGGTGATCGTCGGCAGAATCTGAGACAGCGCCGCGCCAAGCGCGCCGCCCAAGGTCGTTGCGAGCCCCGCGAAAGCGTTGACGAGTTGCGGCAGCATCGGGCCGATCGACTGAAAGATCAGCGACAGCGGCGAGAATGACTGCCACAGCTCGAGCAATTGCGGGACCAGCGCGGCGAACACGGGCACGAGCGGCGCGAAAGCTGAGCTAATCGTTGAGAAGATCGGCCCAACCGAGCTGCCAATGCCGATGAACGCTTCCCGAATGTTGAACAGGAAGTCAACGATCGGCGAGTCTTCTTGGATGTTGAACGCCTCGAAGAAGCTGGCCTTGAAATCGCCGTCCACCAGGATCGACTTGATTCCCTGAATGGCCGGGATCACATTGCTCAGCGCCGGAATAACAGAACGGTTCAGGAAGCCGACAACGGCGGTCGCGGCTGGCAGGAACAGCGCGCCGAAAGCCGTGCTCAGGTTCGTCATGCCGGCCTCGAGGATGCGCTGCTGGTTGGCAAGCCCGCCCGAAGTCTTAGCAAAGTCGCCCTGTGCCACGCCCGTCTGAGCCATGATCTCGGCCTGAGACGCGAGAACCTTCTGCTGTGCGGTCAGTGCGCCCGTTCCTGAGTAGATGCCCAGCTCGGTTGCGCGTGCCTTGAGGGCTGCGTCATCGAGCAGAACGCCGTACTTGCGGAGCGGTTCGGACTCGCCACGCAAGCCAGCACCGAGGGCCTGAATGGCTTCCTCGGGGCTCGTGTTGTTGAATGAGGCAAGGTCGCCGGCAAGAGTGATGAAGTCCGTGGAGAAACTGGCCAGCTCTTCGCCGCCGAGCCCAGCAGACTTGCCGAACACACCGAACACGCGCGCAGCATCGAGGGTCTGGTTCGTGGACTGCCCGAGGCTGTTCGCCGAGCCCGCCGCGAATTTCTGGATCGTTGCATCAGCGTCACCGAATACGGCAGTGATAGCCGTTCCAGCCTCAGCGAGGTCCGACGCATTGCCGATCGAATCCTTGATGATCTTGCCAATGCCGAGCCCAGCAAAAGCAACGGCGAGCGGGCCAGCAAGCTTGCCGACCGACCCGAGCAAGCCGGACTTGACACCCTTGCCCGCTTCTGCTCCCGCGCCAGGCCCGGCAGCGCCGAACTCCTTGGATAGCTTTGCCTTGAGCCCCTTTGTTTCGGGCACCACGTCTACGAACGCTTGATAGAGGCTGGCCAATGGGTGTCCTCCCGTGAGATGAATTGGAATCTCGCGGGAGAACGAGCCGTGCTATTCCGTGCTTTGCTGCGGGCGAAGTATGGCGCGAACGTCCTCCATGGAACGCCGCACCATCTTCTTCCCGCCGATCTTGCTTTTCGTGTCGGGCCAAGGTCGCGGCAGTGGCTTCGGGCGCTGCTTAGACGCCACAGCATGAGCCAGATCGAACGCTTGTGCGGCCATGATCCATTCGCGCGACACTGGGTATTCCCAGCCCGCTACGGCAGCCTGCAGCCGCGAGTTCGTATCCGTCATGAGCAGGCGCATGAGCATGCAAACTTCCGCGAGTGGCACGTCATCAATCGACGTGTGCCAAATCGCCCGGAAGTCGCCGCGCAGCTCTGCCTCATGCTTCCGAGCTACTGCTCGGAGCTGGGCGATTCCCCCGACTCAACGCCCGCCCACTTGCGGAACAGCTTGCCGAGATCGTTGAGGCCGAGGGACTTGATGCCCTTTTCGGTTGTTGCGTTTGCACGCGAGAACAGGATGTGCTTGGCAGCGGTGAGCTGCGCGCCGGCATCGCCCGACATGGCCTCGGCCACTTCGTCAACGTCGCCGAAAGAGAGTCCGGGAAGCGTGTACGGCTTGTCGTCGATGGTGAAAGAGTAGGGCTTTGCGGAAGAGAAAGAGTCAACCATGGGAGAGTCCTTTGCTAAATGGGGAGAGATGAAGGTGAAGCACTGGCCGGGGCTCTCCCGATCCCCGACCAGTGGGTTCTAGGGGTTACGCAGCGAGCGAGCTATACCACTTCTGGACAGCGCCACCGAGCGTTTCGTTGTGGTTCGCTTCGATCGTCACTTCGTAGCCGATGGGTGCACCGTTCTGGTACACGAGGTCGCCAACTTCCGTGACCTGCGCCTCGGGGGCGTAGGACCGGATGATCTCGGCGCCGTCGATAATGTCGATGACAACGGCGATCAGCGGGCGCTCGGCGGTCGGGTCCACGACGATTGAACCGTCACCCGCGACGGTGCCGCCGTGGTACAGGGCAACCGTGTCAGCGCTCGTCTGGATGAGTACCGCTTTCCACGAGACGGTGCCCTCGGTGATCGTTGTACGAACCACCTTGAGCTTCTGCCATGCGCGGATCTTCTCTGTCGAAACAGACGTCGATTCGGTGACGCCATCCTCGGACACGTAGCCGAGGTCAGTCCATCCGACACCGAGCACCGACACCGCCGAGGTCGGTGCTACAGCAGTCCCGGATACTCCCGTAGAAACGATCCCGTCGACTCCAACGCGAACTTCGTCAACAACTTTTCCAGCCATGATTCTCCTTCAAGGTGAGGCGTGGCCTCGATAGTCCCGCTAAGTCGCGGGGGATTGTGGGTTAGTAGTCCGTGCCTCGTGCACTGACCCTCAGTGTGAAAAACATATGAACGAGCTCGTCGCTGCCGACCACGTAGGCGGGATCGTCAATGACCGCATACGGGCCACTGAATGAGTCGGTCGCCGTGATCGGTTGCCCGTCAGCACACGACCGCAGAATGGCCATGCACAGCAATGCGAGCGATTCGGCATCCTGGCGCCGCGCCCATACGTTGACGCCGTAACGCCGGCGAGTTTGCACACCATCGTCAGGGCCGGAATTGTCCGTAACCGTGACCATGCGCGCCGTCTTCGTCCCCGGAAGCTCAGGGGCAACCGTGACGCCCGAGGAATAGGCCATGGAAGACGCTGTGAGCGCAGTACGCAGCACAGCGCAGAGCTTGCCGGTAGTTGGAGGGTAGATTATATTCAAGTGCTAGCACCCCCTAGAGCGCGTGCCAGAGTGCCACGCTTAGCCTCGACCGCCATGCCGATGATTGGAGCCGCGCCGACTTGAACGTGCGTGCGGTCCTTCGTGTCGAACGTCTGCATGCGCAACGACGCGACATAGGTAGGGTTCGGGTCAGAACGCGCGCCCGAGAGAACCTGACTGCCGATGCCCTCGAGCACCGCGACAATCTCAGGCGACCGCAGCATCTCAGTTAGCGAATTTATCTGCTTGAACTTCGCAGCCATCAGCTCGCCCTCTTCACGCTCACGACCACGCCCGCCTTCTTGCCGGTAAATGGGCTCATGTAGCCAGCAGCCGTCGTATCGCCGACAACCTGCCAGCCCTTCACGCCGCGGATCTCGAGGCGGTCAGTCGGCAGTAGCACCGTGTCAAACGGCAGGTACAAAGTGAACCCAGTAACAACCCATAGGCCGAGGGTCTGCGGGTCTTCGGAAGTGCCGGCCGGTGCGACTGGCACCTTGTCGATCGCGAACGTGGTGTCAGCGCCAACGGCCGGATAGCCCTGCGCGTCATACTCGCCATTCGGCTCGCCCTTGCGCGTGACAATGACCGACTCGGCGCCGCGGTAATTCACGACGCCACATAGGGGCTATCGGACGGAATCAGGCTCACGCTGTACGCCTTCTGCCCAACCGTCGCATTTACCGACAGCTTCGACAGCTCACTAGGCAGTAATGCAAGCTCGCCCGGATCATTGCCGCCGAAAGTCTGAGACTCCGTGAACGGCCCCGTTGTCGTGTTCGACTGACGGATGCCCTTGGGGTTGTCAATCTTGCGCGACACCATAGCCGACACGACATCGACCACGTTCGCGAGCAGATCGACCTCTGCGGCAGTGATGCGCGCCTGAATGCCAGGGACGCGAAAACGAATCTCGCGCTCAGCCTTAGCGATCCACTTTTCAAGCAAAATGGTATCCGTGGGCGCATCGTCACCGATCCACGAATCAAGAATATCGTTTGGGGTGGCCCATGCGACCATAAGAACCTCCACTAGTACACGGGGCAGGACCGAAGCCCTACCCCGCGCTCATTTACTTGTCGGTGACGGTCTGCTCGCCAGTGTCGATATTGCGATCAACGATGACAACCGTTCCATCAGGCCGGGTCGCCGTGAACTTCTCACGGCGACCGCTAGCCTTCGGTTCCTCAACAGCAACGACGGGCGCCACGGCGGGTTTTTGCACCTTCGCGTAAGCCACTAGCTGTTGAGCACACCGGTGAGGCGTCCGGCAGCCTTTCCGCCGAAGACAGCGACACCCGTGTAGAACTCAATGCGGGTGCGGTAAGCGGGCTTGGTCTCCAGCTCGCCGAGGTCGTAGACCTGCACGCCACCGTTGGTCAGGCCGGTCACGGCCTGGTCGCCCTCGGACTGTCCGAACTTCACCGCGTAGATGGACGACGCGAGGCTCGAGGTGCCCTGCGTTTCCGTCTGCGGGATGATCGACACACCGGCAGCAGTCGAGCCGGCGTCGAGGATCGGGATGCCCTGCCACACGACCTGGCGCTTGCCGTTGATGTCCTTCTCAACGAACACGTCCGCGTTGATCATGCGAGCAGCCGACTTGATCTTGCCGATGATCGCGGCGTTCGCGTAGAGCGCGCCGTTTCCACCGTCAAGCCCAGAGACGGAAGCAACCAGCTCGTCCAGCTTGTTGAAGAAGGCGTGAATCGAGGTCGTGTCGGTCAGGATCGACGCGCCGTTGGTGGCGGTCGAGATAACCTGGCCACCGGTGAGGCGCTTCTTCAGTCCGTCGAACGAAAGCGCATCCACGCCCGTGTCGCCGTTGAAGAAGGTGTTCTGGAACTGGTAGCCGAGCGCCTTGACCTTGAGCGCCGTCTGAACTGCGCGCTGGTCGTTCAGGTCGCCGCGGGTCTGCACGATGAACTTGTCGAGGTCGGCGTCTCCACCAGTGATGACCAGAGACTCGGACTTCTGGTTCACGGTTCCGGTCGACTCGGTGTATCCGCCGTTGACCGCACGGAACGCGACACCGGGCAGGGTCGCTTCCTCGTTGTACGAGTAGGCATTGCCCTGAATGGTCATGAAGGGGATGCGGTCCAGGACCGAGGATGCCTGCACGAACGTCTCGAGGACGCCGCGCTGAAGGTGGGTCTGAGAGAGCTTTGCAGCTTCTGCAAGAGTGAGTGCCATGGGTTATTTCCGTTCTGCTTCTTCGTACGCGGCACGCAGCGAACCCATTCCGGGGCTCGCCGGTTCCTGTACTTTGGCGGTTGTGTTCGCGCGACCGATTGCCGACGAACTAGGGGTTTGCTTCTGCTCGCCCCGGAATGCAATGAGCGCGTCAGCAAATGCCGCGAGGTCTTCCGCCGAGTTACTGGCAGGGCCAGTGAGCAGGGCGGAGGGGACAGACTTCGATTCAGCGACCTCGGAGACGGAAGCCTTGGCCTCAAGCTCGCTCGCACGCTTCTCGGCGGCTGCGATCCTGTCGGCGACCTTCTGCTCGTCGGTCTTCTTCTCTTCTTCGATCTCGGCGAGCCGCTGTGCAGCGGTCGAGTTTTCCTTGGCGCGGTTCTCCCACTTACGGGATTCTGCTTTCCAATCCGTCGTCTCCTGTGCAGGATCGACAGGCTTGGGCGCCTCGGTCGCTTTCGGCTCTTCCGGTGCAGCGGGTGCCGCTCCGTCTTCCCCTTCGATGAATCGAATGCCCATCATGGCAAGCCGTGATGGTGCTGTATGTCCGAAGACTCGTTTGACTAACATCGCTGCTCCTTCTTCCCATGCGGGAACGCCGATTAGCGGCCATGCGGCCTACGGCTTTGTGCTTGGATTGCGCCCGTGCGGGCTATTGATCCGCGAGAGAACGCGGAAGCTTTTGGGCACAAAAAAGGGTCACCGCGCGTGCGATGACCCTTCCTGTGCGTAGTTGTGCTACTTGGTGCCGTTTACCTGGCGCCAGTTTGCGAGTGTTTCCTTGGCGCTGATGGCCCCTGTGTCGTTCAGCTCGAACGCCGCGTCATAGAGGCCCTTGTAGTGCGCCTCGGTGGACTTTATGTAGTCGTTATCGCCACCCCGAAACACCGGAGTCGCCACGCAATGACAGTTGTCATGGTAATCATTCGAGCCGATCGAACGCGACCCGCGCGCCTTCGTGCCGCGACCCTGCCCGCCAACCTTGCCGGCAGTTGTCGAAGCGTCCACGCCGCGGCCAACAACACCACCAGCAGCCGCCTCCGTGCGATACGTTGCGCCCCTCGAGGCCAACATTCCGCAGAACGAGCAGCAGCCAGCGCGAGGGATGCGGGAGTAACCG